GTGGCTCATCCAGTGGAGTTTGGACATTTGCAGCAGTGACGAGCTGCTTAACGAGCGCATCGATGGCAGACTCAGGCCCAGACGGCGAGTCATGCGTATCCGGTATTTCATTCTGGTCTTGAGACATAGTTTTGAACCTTTCTTCAAATTGTCAGTGACGTATTTCGTCACGTAGTGAGCTACAGCGACGGGTGGTTTCACTTCTATAGGTAGTTTGGTTACTGGGTCAACTGGCCACGCCCAGCCACAGGCCGTGTAAGGGTCACCAGAGTAGCGAACGGCGACCGGGGAGGACCACCCGTAGGGCCAGACTTTGAGCGCTGATATTTCGCGCAAAACAGGGTCTTTACGTCCGGCGTTCGGATCTCGACACCCTTGCGGGAGTGCTGCCATGAAGTAGACGCAGTGGAAATGCAGGCGTCCGTTCTTGGTGCCATGCTCAGGCACGCAGAAGTATTGGAACACGTCGCCATAGCTGGCGGAACGTTTGCGCCCCATGGCGGAGTTGACCGAGCGGCCGAGATTTCGGAAATGGTCGCGCAGTGCAGTCGGGTTGGCTTCAAAGTCGTCAACGCTGGAGGCGCGAAGGGTGAGCGTATCAAACACAACGAAGTGTCGCTTTTGGTGAGCGAGATCGAGATGATGGATAAGGCGGGAGCGATAGCCGGCGGCGCGCATCTTGAGAAGCTTGGCGCGCAATTCAAGAATGATGTTGTCCACAACCGGACTGGAGGTGTAGCCGGTCATTTCTTTGAGCATATCGATAGAATAGTTGTCTAGATCAGCCCGAGCCGATCCAAGGAGCGGCGTTAGCTGGTCTATAGTGTATTTTATATCAAGTCGTGAAAGGTGGTCACCAAGAGTAGAGTGTATTTCTGAGAGGCGATCATAGGTAGAATAGAAGCTTTCGCGATCAGCGTTGTGATCTGCTGCAAAGCAATGGTCCGAAAAAGTCCTAGCCCTTCGGGCGGTGTAAACGAAGTTTGAGTGTGAACGGAGGGCGCCCTTCTCTGTGAGGGCAAGAAGCATAGAGATAAACCGCATTCTTGCCTTGAGAGAGAGGTAGACGCCCACGACGCCAGACGAGTAATCGTGTGTATGTAGGGCGTCGATAAGTTCACTGTTTGAGGTCATGGTTATTCCCTATAAATCTGGAAAATCTTCGATTTCCCAGATTTGTATTAAGAATTGAAAAGAAAAATCTAAGATATTTTCTTTATTAGTTTTATTTTGGCCTTCGGCCAATTCCGTTTGGCCTGTTGGCCAAGCCGGGTACTGCCCGATAGGAATCTAACCTATATGAAATCATTAGGTTTATTCCAAGACGTCGAAGCCTTTCTTTCGTCCAGAGCGAGTACGGATGATTTTGTCAGCGATGCTGCCAAGAGTAGAGGCTGCTTTGCCTGCGGCTTTTGCAATGATCTTGCGTTTAAGCTGAGCGCGAGCAGCAGGGGTATCAGGTGAGTTGAGATAGTCGAAGGTGGCACGTTCGACTGAGAGTTGATTGTAGCGGATCTGTTGATCTGTTTGCGCAGAGCGCTGAAAGACAAGACCCGCTTCCTCGATAAGTTTGTTGATAACGTAGGGGCTTTGAGCGCGAGCGGCTTCAGATCCGAGAGCGGCGCTTTGAATGGTGGCGTCGTTGTTCATGGCGGTCTGCTTGACCGCATATTCATTGTTGCGATGCGCGATTTTATCGCGGGCCGTGAGTTCCTGTTTCTGGAGTTTGGTTTGCTGTTCGAATTGCTTTTCCATCAGCTTTTCCTGTCGGGATTGTTCGGAGACAGCAGCACCCTGAGATGCTGACGAGCCGGCTTGTTCCCAAGGATTAAGGTTAGGGTTAGCTTTCTGCTGAAACCTACGCTGAGTGTGACCCGCAATCGCACCTTTAATGGGATTGACGACAGCATCCACAGCAGCGCCCTGTAGACCGTCCATAATGCCGGGGATAATGCCTTGCGGAGTAGATGCATTCGGGTCCCTTTGTTCTTTGGTTCCACCAAAAAGAGAGTTGATAGCCAGACCGCCAGCCTGTGTGGCAGCCTTGCCGAGGACGCCTTTAGAAGCAGCGGCCCCGGCAAGTTTGGCGAAGATAGGCCACATCAGTGAGAGGGCCGGATAAAGGAAGGATTGTTCAACACAAGGTTGGCGGAGAGATGAACCTTTGGGAAAGTGTCACCGCCGTTTGAGCGCATGATAAAGCCGACTGAGAAACAGACGACCTTTGTAGGATCTGCTGGTTTTGTATCGACAACGAGACCGCCACGGGTGGCGAGTGTAGAGGAAGTATTGATTCCGCCCGGATAGAAGATATCCGTTGAAAACGGGTCAATGAGTTGCCCGTTAGAATAGCCGGCTGCGCGTTCTTCAACCTTCACGAAAGGGAGAAGATAATCGACCTTCGCCGAGCCGACGCAGGAAACAGAGTAAGTGAGCAGCATTTTGCCGCGTGCGTCGGGATCAAGGACAGAGACAGCGCGACCGTAATAGGTACCATCGACGCCGGCGATGGGATCAGCGCTGTGAACAGAGATCGAGCGGCGCAGACCAGTAGTCGCGCCACCTTGAGCGACCAGAGGAGAGGCATTGGAAAGAACGTCATAAACGACAGGAGCCGTTTGTTCCTGGTGGATATCAGAGAGTTGTTGCAGCATTATTCAGCCCCCGCATAGACAGATTTGCGCGCATCAGGGATGCGCCGTAGAACATCGGCGTTTGACATGGCGATGATATGAAAGTGACCCAAGGCGGTGGTAGCAAACACGTTGGCATAGTCGTCCGAGTTGATAAGCAGCGCCTCGCTGAGCGAGTTTGGTTGCTGGTCCTCGAAGGGGAAGCCTTGCACCTCGATAAAGTCACGATGGGTGAAGTTGTTACCGAAGCGGTACCAGTTGCCGTAGGGGATCTCGCCCAGACTGTTCGGAGATCCATTAAGAAAGAAGTCGGAGGGCTTGGCCTCGTGCGGCGGCATTTTTTCCAAAATGTCGTAATCGCCGGCGAGTTCCGCATAAGAGGGAGAGGGGTTGGAGACAAGGAAGTGGCGTTCATCCTTTTGAACGCTTGGAAAGCGGATCAGAGCCATAATGAAAATTACGCCATGCCGGGGAACGTTCCACCTGGGGAGAGGGAAGGAGAACGGCTGAGAAACGCGACCGCTGTGCTGGCCGAGCGTGGTGACGTCAGTTCCGTCTACATCATAGCCGGAGGACCAAAAGGTTTTTTGGTTGAGCATCCGGGGGCGATCATCAACATCTGGTGAGATCTTACCACCAGAAGCGCTAATGATATCGCGGTACCGCTGCATATAGAATTCGCGGTCAAGTTCTGTTTTGAGCCGGGCCTGTTGCTGTGCGACATCGAGCAGGGAGAAAGTGCCGGAGGTAACGGTAACATCGCGATCGCTGGCATCGGTGCGATTGTTGATGCCGGTTGACCAGACGTTAGGGAGACGGGCGCAGGTTTTGCCATAGAGCCGATCTTGCGGGTTGGTGAGAACACCAGAGATGGGGTCAACGCCGTTCGGAGGACGATAGTATTCGTTCCAGATCCGGTTGTAGCCTTCGGTGAGCCATTTCGGCACAACGCCGGTCATGCGTGAGCCGAGATAGGACGTTTCCAGAGGGAGAGTGACGGTTTCAAGGGTTTCAGTTCCGTCAATGCCTTCGGTGATGAAATCCTCGAAATTGTCATAGATTTGATCGTGTGGAACGTAGAAGGCGCAGAGGTCGCAACGGCTATCCATTACGAGACCGCGCTTAAGAGGTGACAGGCGAATGACGCCTGTGAAGTTGAAGCCTAAGCCATCCCCGGGAAGAACAGGGATAGTGCCGACTGTTTGCAGCCGGCCAATGTTGCCGGCGATAGAGTGCAGGCCATTCAGATCATAGAGTGAGCGCATCAGATAACCTTTCCGCCACGGAAAGACCGCTGAGGGCCTTTCGTTTTTTTCTGTTGAAATTTGATAGACTGACGCCCGGATCTTGCCGGGCGTTTCGCCTTAGACGAACGTTTGCGGGATTTGGAAGAACGTTTCATTTGCCTTCCACACCCTTGGCGAGAAACGCACGTTTGATTTGTTCGCACTGTTTGTCGAGTGCTTCGGATTCTTGCAGGACCATGGCGAAGATCCGGGCCGCGCCATACGGATTATCGATACCGCGGATAATGTCGGAGGTGTCAGAAGTGCCTTCCATGCAGGCGGCTGCTACCTGCCAGTTGGCGGGATGAACGAACACGCGGATCACCATGGCGATAAATTCGACCGGCATTTTGAAGCGTGGAAGGCCCACGGCATCGACGGAGGTCGTGGCAATGCGGGTGATAAGATCGATGGCCCGGTTACGATCGGGGGCCATCCATGGAGCCGGGCCAGTCAGCCAGTCGATTTCGCCCAGGGGCATTTCGAGCAGGCCGGTGTCGCCTACGGCTTTCAGTGTGGTCAGTGCTTGTGAGTAACGCAGAGAAGGATTTGACATAGGAGATTTCCTGTTAAGTTTTCGAATTGTTGAGGGGTGAGGTGGTAAGAATTACCGATTGTTCGGCAGAGCGTGGCGATACTGTGCCGAGAACGTGGAGGCACTGACAGGGAATTTCCCGTCAGGCGGTTCGAGTTTGGCGATGTAGGTCCGGGCTTCATCAGATAAATCCGCGAGCCTTAATGTCATCGCTTTCGAAAGTGTAGAATTCAGTGACCTGGGGTCCTGTATGCCGGTGGTCAAGGCGCGAAGCAGCGCGAGCAAGTTCGGGCGAGCAGTTCGCGCTTCCAAATATTTCTTCAACGATACGTGACCCAGCCTCGATTTCATCTCTCGCGAGGCGTTCAGCCTTATCAGCGTCGCTTTCGGGTGGCTCATCCAGTGGAGTTTGGACATTTGCAGCAGTGACGAGCTGCTTAACGAGCGCATCGATGGCAGACTCAGGCCCAGACGGCGAGTCATGCGTAT